ATTAACTAAAGGAGGAGAGGATATGAACTGGATTGATGACCATTTTATTGTTGACGGTGTTGATAAAGAGACAGCCAAACGCATCAAGAATCAGATCGTTAATGCTATGGAGAAGTCTTGCTTAAATTGCGGGAGTCGGCTTGGAATAGACTGTGGCGAAGCTGAACCCGACTATGATGAGAACTACTGTTCTGAGGGCTGTTACAAGGCTAATTTGAAAGATTAGAAGATGCCGAACAGAAAAGCCAAACAAAGAAAACAGGAAAGGCGGCAACGCCACGAAGAGATAAAAAGACGAAAGCGGGAATTGAGGAAAGCAAAGAAAGAGGCGAGGGCATTGATTGAATCCAGAATCAATGCGGTTCATTAATGCTAAAGAAATTTCAGGGCGTTCATTATCCCCATACATTATTGTCAAAGTTTCGTTGCAAGAAATGTGGCAAACCAATAAAGGCGAGACTTGTTTTAATAAAACAGTCGCCGCCGAAGCATTGTTACAAATGTTCAAAGGAGAAGAAATAATGTCAAAAATGGCCGAGTTAGCTTATGAACTGGAATACGGGGATACGCCATTCGATGAACGTGCAATGGTTGACCCGTCTGAAAGTTACGAGCCTAAATACAACAAGGAGGTTATCATGGATAACTGTCAAATAGAAAACGCAATCAGGGTTGATGAGTTTCGCCAACTCGGAGAAAAACTGTGTTGGAATAAACGCCTTCAGTATTTCGATCTGAAGTGGTATCAGAAGGCTTACGCCTGGATTCGACATTTCTTAAATAGATGAGTGATTTCTCACCATTCTATAAAATCACTTTTGAGATGACTTGCCCTTCAACGGGGCAGATCTATTACAGAACACTTGATGAGGCCGACGATCACGATGAGGCGATTAATCTCGTTCTTGATGTTGTTGATGGTCGGCACAAGGACATCGAGAAGTACGCTAAACCGCACATCTTTTCAGCAGCATATTTTCCAAAATATGATGAGGAAATGCCTCGCACAAATATCTTGAAAGGCGATGTCAAAAGGGCGTTACTTAACAAACAGAAACAGACAATAAGGGAGTAAAAAACATGGCAAAAAGACCTGCAATTAATCTGGATAAAGTCCCCAAAGGAGATCAGCTTGTTGTTACCAAGTCCTTCGATGGGGCAGGTGTCCCTTGCAGTAATCAAAGCACGATGTTCGGAGTTCGGCTTGGAGGCGAACCTACTAACCTCTTCATCATGCAAAACAACCACACAAACGACCTGATTGACCAGATTGGGCGACTGCCAGAATCGGTCGAAATGACCATCTACTGCGAAGAGAGCGGTTACACCCTATCAACGTCACAAAACGGCGTTAAAACGCCCACAGAGGACGTTAAAGTTGATACTGGAGGGAACACCGCACCCGATTGGGAGTTGATTAACAACAAAAAGACGTTTGATATTCATATTCAGGTCGCGGCCAAACTGGCCGCTGCAACCATGCCTGAAAAGTGGAGTTCAAAAACAGCTGCCCAACGGACAGATCAATGGTTCTCAATTATCTCAGATCACTTCGGTCGGATCAAGGCTCATATTCAAACAGCAGAATCGCCCATTCATTTGAAGGGAATTTCTGAGAAATATGGGAAGGTCTGGCGTGACATTCTAACGGATGATGAACTGACAGAGATCATGGCTGTATATGATGTTGTCCGAGATCAGTTGAACGCTCAATACGAAGCGGCTCGGGACGATGCCGTCAGCCAACAGGTCCAGAACGAGGATGCGAGTCGTGGTAATGATTCCGAAGAGGATGACTTACCGTTTTAGAGGACACTTGGCTACGATGGGCAAGGCAATTCGCTCTTGGACAACAGCACTTATGTCAAGTGTTGGGGTTCGAGAAGGGGAAAGCAAGGTCAATGAAAATCAAGAGGGGGGTAGTGGGGGGTATGATGCTCCACCAGTGCCCCTCTTGGGAGGTTCAAAAAATAGTTCTTGCTCTCAAGGAAGAACATTCTATTGTAGTTGCGGCACAAAACTCAAAGAAGAAGAGGGGGAGTTAGTTGAAGTCTAAATCTCCTGCGTTTCAATTTTATCCAAAGGATTGGCTTTCGGATCCAGACGTGGCATCTTGGGGACTTGCAGAGCGTGGGGCTTTCATTACTTTGCTCTGTTATATTTGGGAAAATGACGGTATCAAAAATGATGAAAATTACATCAAAAGACTCCTCGGCAATCCTCGAAACTTCCCCAAACTCTACTCGAAAGTGAAGAACAAGTTTCACTTTGATGGCGAGATGATACACCATCCTCGACTTATGAAAGAACGAGAAAAGCAAAGGCGAAATAAGGTATCTCGTCAGAAAAGCGGGAAGTTAGGGGCTGAAATACGATGGCAAAACCATAGTAAGGCCATAGCAAAAAATAGCCTTGCATCTTCATCTTCTACTGCTACTGCAATAAGAGGGGAGAAACCCTACCCGCCTGTAAAAAAATTCTGGATGCTCTTTAACAACTGGAAAGAGGACAAAATATTAATAATACAGGAAGAGCCAAACCGTGCTGAACGTCAGAGCATTGTTCAGGCATTGGAGCGGATGCCTCTTGATGCTTGGAAACCGTTTATCAAAGAAATGCACAAGCGGGGCGGTAAAAAGCCTCTTCTTAAATGGTTTCTAAATGGTGATTTTAGAAAATACGATACAAACCAGGGGGACGGTGGAAATAAAGAATTCATTTATGCGTGTCCCGAACATTCTGAGCGGAAGTTCTCTGCCGAAACAAAAAATCTTTACAAGGTCTGTGATATTTGTCATACTAAAATGATGGAGGTCTTATGAACAACATAATGGGCATCTCTTCTTCAAAGGTCACTACTTGGCGGACCCTTGTCAGCTTGGGACTTCAGGCTATGAAAGACAAGCAGTTCAGCAAGGCAGATATTGATAACGCGGAAGAAGAACACGACCGTTTCCACAGAGCAATTAACGGCGAAGGGGCCGAAGATACGCCTCTGGTTTTAGAGCCAGAACCAGATCATGCTCAGTCAAGCGTTGACGCTTCTCTCTGTTGTGATATTAGGGATATATCATACCCCGAACAGGGATACGGAGAAAAAGAAATCGGCGAAGCTACTGGATAAGAAGATTAAGTATAAAGTAAAAAAGTTATTTAATGGGTTTGCATCAATAAGAGACCACGTTCTTCAACGGGCGTTGAAGAGAAAGGAAAATCTTATTATAGAATACAAAGGCCAAAGAATGACAGTCCCATATACCAAATTGAAAAATCCATTTCAGATACATAAAAAGGAATTTAGGTCAAAATTTAATGGTAAAATATATGGGCTTTATGATTTCCCTTTTGAACCTGACAAAGACCAGATCAACATTTGGGAATCAGAGAAAATATGAAAGGGGAGAGGATACCACCAAAGGACGATCCAGTCCATTTCCCCAACCGCAAAAAATCCTCTCCCCAAAAACGTGAGTCACGGCAGTAAGCGTTGAGTCGGCGAGTAGTGTTGCTTGATCAACAGGGTGAAAGTCGAGGAGCTGTGCCGTGCAAAATTTAGAATGATATTAGAAGGAGACGTAATTGAACAGCTTGAGAACATACCCGAAAGGTCTGTTCAGTGCGTTATTACTTCCCCGCCCTATTGGGGATTAAGAGACTATGGAACGGCCGCTTGGATAGGTGGAGATAAGGAATGTAATCATTACAGAGATAATCATGTCTCGGATTCATGCACAACAGGGCATTCAAAATCGCAGAAAAAGGGTGGTATTGGAGATTCTATTTACAAAACAAATTGTAAGAAATGCGGTGCGAAACGAATTGACCAACAGCTCGGTCTTGAAGAAACGCCTGAAGAATATGTTGAGAAGATGGTGGACGTATTCAGGGGAATCAGGCGGGTCCTAAAAAAGGACGGCACGGTCTGGTTGAATTTGGGGGATAGTTATTCAAGTTTGGGTGGAGCGACGACCGAACAAACAGTTTCTAATTATCGCGATACTGATATAAAAGTCCACAGAGATATGCACGGAGGGGGAAGTAGAAAACCACCGAAAGGATTAAAAGCAAAAGACCTATGCGGCATCCCCTGGCGGGTTGCCTTTGCTCTGCGGGGGGATGGTTGGTATCTAAGACAGGATATTATCTGGCAAAAGCCCAACCCAATGCCTGAGTCCGTAACTGATAGATGTACTAAATCTCATGAATATATCTTTCTTCTTACCAAGTCCCACCACTATTTTTATGATGCGGATTCAATAAGAGAGCCATACAATACAGCAAACGAAACTCCACGATCGGAGAAATTCTATGGCCTGAGAAATAAGGCCGTTGAAGATGGAATGAAAATTCAAACAGCCTTACCACAAAGCAGAAGATATACGCACGACGGAAGGAACAAGCGATCGGTCTGGACGATAAGCACAAAGCCCTACAAAGAGGCCCATTTCGCCGTATTCCCACCAGAGCTGCCAGAGATCTGCATAAAGGCGGGAAGCAAAGAAGGTGATACTATTTTAGATCCGTTTTTCGGTAGCGGAACAACGGGATGGGTGGCACATAGACTTGGTAGAAAATGGATAGGAATTGAACTCAACCCTGAATACATAAAGATAGCAGAGAGACGATTTTCACAACAGGAACTATTTGCTAATTAAAAGGAGAAAAAATGAGGACACACTTAGACACAACCGTTCTGCAATCTCGAACCTGTACAACATTAATTCAAATGATTGACAATTTAATTGATGTGGTTGATCATGAAAATTCAGAATCAGAAAGTTTAGTTGCCAGGGCTAAGAAATGTCTGGAAGAATACACCAGAGCAAACGGGTCATTGAAAGCAAACAGCAAACAGAGATATTGGAAAAAATATGAGTCAAATAACATATAGATTTTTCCACTAAATTGTGGACTGTGAAACAGCTTTATGAAAATGACGGAGACAATCATGGCAACTAATAAAAGCGGGACCCAATTGGTATTCGAGGCTTATCACAAGACGTTTGCCTCAATCAGATCACAGGGAAAAGAACCGAATCAAATTACAATTGATCGGTATCTTTACCTGAAAGGTGATCGGTGGATGAATAAAATGAATGGCGAACAAAATCATCAGGGGAGAAAAGAGAGTGTATGACTGAACATTAACGAAAAAGGAAAACGTGGCGAAAGGGAAGTCGCCAAGATAATCAACAAAACCCTCGGGGTCAACTGTCGAAGGACACCGAACTCAGGAGGGTTGTCTTTTAAGGGTGATATTATAGACATTGACATTGACAGCCATCTGTATAATTACCATTTTGAAATAAAGAACACCAAAAGCCTTGTTCTTCCCAAGTGGATCAAACAGGCTGAAGGTGATTGCCCTGTCGTAAAAACCCCCATATTGATCTACAAGCATCAGGGGAAATGGAGGGCAGACATGAGATTGAACGATTGGTTGGGAGATCAACTGACGATACAGGAATTGCTGAAGAACAAATAACCTCTATCTTGCGGGAGATATAGATGCGGAACACAAATAAGCCGCCCTATGCGACTACGGATATTCCCTACGCCCCGAAAAGGCGACTTACCAGAAAACAGTTCGATGTATTATGGGATAGGTGTTGTGGGGGTACCCAAGCACAGATTGCTGAGAAAATGGGAATTTCAAGAAGGGCAGTGAGAAACCATATTACAAGAATAAGAAAAAGGGGAATTGAATGTCCTTGAAGTGCCATTAGAAAAACTTTTTTCTCTCTATATTCTTTAACTTACAGCCTTTCCCCCCTTAAAAAGAGTGCCATTTCTCACCTACTATGAGAGACATGATGACTACTATGAGAGACAAGATGACTGATGAAACTCAGAAGTTACGGGATGCTATAGAAGATGTTGTCCTTGATGAAGATGATCCAGAAATAGGTGCAATTCAGCAGATTTACGGTATTGATTGTTATGCTGCAGAAGAAAGGGTTTATGGTCAATTACAAATTGAAGCTTATGAAAAGATTGTCAATGAATATGAATCTAAATACAAAAGCAATGGTGAGGATGTTTATGATCGTGAAATAGTGGATCATGTGGATTGGCAGGAAGTTGAAGCCAATCACTCAAGCCTGTCGCAAAGAGATTCCAAAGATACGCAGGAATATGTTCATGTTCTTGGTGATCCCGAGGAGGACATTGGGAAACGAACCAAACCACCTTTTGATTATATAGACCCCCAAAGATTATCTGATCTTGTGACTTTGGGCTTTTCAGATGTACAAATTGCTCAGACACTTTCGGTTAGCCCTGAGAGTGTTGAACGAGCCAGATCACTATACCTGTAAGGGTTTGACAACCGTCATATAGTATTCTCAAGGGACGGGAAACCGACCACCCTTCAATCGAGGTAGCTACCTCAAATATATGGAAAAGGATAACAGCGGTTATAGAGAAGGTAACGGTATGTGGATTTAACGACAGTTTATCATCCAATCGAAACGCTGATCTTTGCCGAATACAATCCACGACAGCTTACCAAAGACCAGTACAAAAGTCTCCGTGATTCAATGGAGAGGTTTGGCTTGGTTGATCCCGTTATCATTAACAAACATCCAGATCGGGAGAATATCGTGATCGGGGGACACCAAAGATTGAGAATCGCAAAGGACATGGGTATCGACAAAGTCCCTTGCGTGGAGCTGAGTCTTGATCTGAACCAAGAGAAAGAACTGAACGTCAGGCTGAATCGTAACGTGGGGGAGTGGGACTACGATGCCCTGGCGAATTATTTTGATGTGGGGGAACTGACAGAGTGGGGGTTTACGGAAGATGATCTCCAATTCTGGGTGGATGAGCCAGAAGAAGGACTGATTGAAGATGACGAGATCCCCGAAGTTGAGGAAGCGGTTACTCAGGCAGGGGATTTGTGGATTATGGGGGAACATCGAGTCCTGTGCGGGGATGCGACAAAAAAGGAAGATGTTGAACGGCTGATGGAAGGGCAGAAGGCTGATTTAACATTAACAGACCCGCCTTATGGTATTGATTTAGAATATAAAGAGTTTGATGATTCTGTTGAAGCAGTCGCAAATATGGCTGATAAATGGTTGCCTATTTCGAGAGAATTATCTGATGTTGTTGTTTTTACGAGCGGGGTAACAAGGCAATGGCTTTATCCCGAGCCAAATTGGGTGATGTGTTGGTTTTATGGTGGAGGTCAATTTAGATCACCTTGGGGATTTAATTGTTGGCAACCGATCTTATGTTACGGGAAAGACCCATCTTTATCAAACACTAAAGGGTGTCGTCCTGATGCCGTTGATTTGAACACGCCATCGAATTTGAAAGACATAGACCATCCTTGTCCTAAACCAATGGCATTATGGGATTGGTTAATAGAAAGATTGTGCTTCAAGAAAAATGAAAAGATTTATGACCCTTTTCTCGGCTCTGGCTCAACACTAATAGCCTGTGAAAAGACAGGAAGAAAGTGTTACGGGATGGAGATTGACCCGCATTACTGCGATGTGATAGTTAATCGGTGGGAAAAATTTACAGGGAAGGAAGCGACAAGATTAGAAGCGGCTCATGCCTGATGATACAGGAGATAACAGGAACGCAGACGGGACATTCAAATCGGGTGTGTCTGGCAATCCAGAAGGACGGCCGCCCAACAGGCAATCAATCCCTGACCTACTCAGGAAGATCGGTTCAGAAGAAGGCTCGGTCGATGGGTTGTCTAAACTTGAGGTGGTATTGAGGAAGGTGTTCGGGTTTGCTGTTGATGGGAAATGGTGGGCCGTGCAGTTCATAGCTGACAGGACGGAGGGGAAAGCAATAGAGCGAAGCGTAGTTTCTGATGAGTGGCAGGAACTCGTAACAGAACTTTATAAGCCTGAAAGCTGATTATTTTAAGCGGATAGGTTATGAGCCTGAATCTATCCAGTGGGATTTGCATAACAGCAAAAAAAGATTTCGAGTAAATATACAAGGCAGACGTAGTGGAAAATCCTTCGGAGCGGCAAGGGAAGCCGAGGTTGCTATACTTCGTGAAAATACTCGGGGTTGGATTGTTGCTCCTTCCTATGAACTTGCTTCTAAGGTTGGTCGTGAGATTAACGAGAACCTTATCCTCAAGTACAAGTTCCCTACCACAAACAAACGAGTCATCAATGGACAGCTTTTCTATGCCAAGTTCATCAACAATTCAGAGGTCTGGATCAAGTCTGCCGATTCCCCTGATACAGGGCTTGTCGGAGAGGGACTTGATTGGCTTATCATTGATGAAGCGGCACTTGTATCCAGAACTATATGGGAGCAATATCTCAGACCTACCCTTTCAGATCGGGGAGGATGGGCTTTACTGGTCTCTACACCTCGGGGATACAACTGGCTTTATGATCTCTACGCAAGAGGCAAGTCTGGTGATTACGCCGAATGGGATTCATGGCAACACCCCTCTACAAGTTCGAGGTATTTCAGCGATAACATAGATGACCTCAAGAACGAACTCACAAAGGAAACCTATGAACAGGAGTATCTCGCCAGGTTTACTTCATGGGCAGGGACGGTATTCAGTTTCGACAGAGACATTCACGTTGGTCGATATGATTTCAACCCTGATTGGGAGACTTATTGCTCTGTTGATTTTGGCTACCGTATGCCTTCCGTTGTGTGGTTACAGGTTGGCAAGGTGGATGGTCGGCATGAGGTTCACGTTATAGATGAGATCGTCCACGAAACAAACATCAAGACTGAGGAGTTGGCTAACAGGATTCTTCAGAAAGATTATCCTGTTCAGCAATACATCTGCGATCCCGCAGGGGCAGGAGTCCAATCAACCTCGGGCCTGGGAGATGTCGAGATATTTAAGAGGCACGGGATATTCCCAAGATTCAAAAGAGATAAAGTCAGCCGTTCAATCGCTTCAGGTATTGATCTGGTTAGATCGTATCTCGAAAACGCAGAGGGTAAAACAAGATTATTCATCTCAGACAAGTGCGAAGGAATCATAGAAGATTTTGAAAACTACCGCTATCCAGACAAGAGAGAGAACCAAAGGCTCAAGGATGAGCCGTTAAAGGATGGGCGGCACGATCACGGAATGGATGCCGTGCGTTATTTTTTCGTCAACAGGTTTCCGATCGTTAAGCGGGAGGCGATTGAAGTTCAAAGGTATTGGTAAATGATTATTCCCGATTTAAGCGAAGTAAGTGTAATAGCAAGTATAAAGAAATGGATAGAGGAATCCCACGTTAGAGAGCGTGAGGACAGGATTAATTCGATGAACTATTACGAAGGGATTAATCTTGAGGAAGAGACTCGCAAGTGGTTCGATCCTATGGCTCTCAAATATGCTCCCCCTATGGCAGTCAACGTCACGAAGAAGCTAATTGATGCCCGATTTGTCGCATATAAATCAGCACCAGAAAGAAAGGCCGACGAGCGTTACCATGAGTTGATGGGTGATTTAAATCAAGACATGATTGAGGTGGACAGGCTTACTGGACTCCTCGGAACGATAGCCATGCTCCGATATTACGATGAGGACAAAGAAGTGTTGGACTCTCATGTACTCACTGACTTTGAACCTATCTTCGTTGCTAACGATCCGAAACCCATTGGCATTGTATATCCCCTGTTCTCTCATGGTCAAGCCAAAGAGAACGAACAGGAGTGGGTGTACTGGAGCGATGAGGTTCATTTCAAGATGTTGAAGGGTGGTCGGATTGTCCATGTGAACGAACAGGACGTAAACCCTTATGGTGTTGTGCCTATTGTCTGGAGTCATCTTTATCCTATGATGGGTAACGAGTGGTGGCGTACAGGTAAAGGGAAAATGGTCGCCAATTCCAATCTGCTTTACAACGTATTCGGCACTCAGCTATCGCTCGGAAATATGTATCAATCTTTGGGGCAAAGCGTTTTAACGGGAGTCGATGAAACAACGCGGATAAAGATGGATGTCTCAAAATTATTAGTCCTACCAGAAGGAGCGAACTACCAGATCGTTTCACCATCGGGATCATTGAATGAGATCAGGGAGAACATGAAATGGATGGTCGAGACAACAGCCCACGCCCTACACCTCAAGGTCAAATGGGGTAGCGATGCGGGTTCTACATCGGGCGAACATCAGCGTATCCTTGAAGTTGATCTCACCGAAGCTGTAATGGCTGACTTTGAGCGGTGGAGGAAGTTTGAAAAACAAAGATTTGAATTAGACAGGATTATCTTGGAAACCAACGGGATAAACATAAGCGATGAACATTCAGTCAATTTCTCCGAGCCTCATATTCCCCTATCGCCTCAACAGGAGAGAGAAGAATGGGAGTGGAAATGGTCGAATGGTTTAGCTACCAAGAAGGATTGGTTCAGACATTATAATCCAGATTTCAGTGAGGAAGAAATAGATGAACGAATTGGTGAAGCCAAAACTGAATCACAGCCGCCCCCCGAAGAGCAACAAGGACTATTAGGAGCATTAGCACGACAAGTTGCCTAACATACAAAAAGAAATAGAAATAGCAGGTGTTGAATTTGCCAAAGCGTTAGAGCTTATGGAAGTCTCTATTGTCAATGCTATTGTAGATATGCGAAAGCAGGGATTGGTAAGTAGTGAAATCTATCTTGCTTTATCAGCCCTTGATATGGAAGAATTCATTTTAAGAGATATAGGTTTTGCGGCTGACATAGACAATTTAATGGTGAAATATGAAACGGGTGTCCTTGCCAACATGAAAATGTACGGATCAGTGACCGAACCTATGTTACAATCTATGGTAGCTATTGATAAAGCGACCTTTATGAAACAAGCAGGCTATCAGGCTAATCTTATTAAGCAGGAATTGGGTCGTAAAGTCTTATCTGGTGCAAGTGATACTCAAATGCTTAATTCACTCAAGGAGATAGTCCGACCAGATCATGCCAAGACGTTGGTTAATACTTCCCTTAATACTTTTAGTCGTACTGTTAATGCTGAGATGGCTCGGAGTTTACCTGCCGATCAAAAGTTTATTTATGAAGGACCTGTTGATGATAGGACTCGGGATATTTGTCTTGAGATGGCGAGTGCGGGGAAATTAACACAAGACGAAGTCGAATCATCTTATCCCGGTTCATTTGTAGATGGCGGTGGGTTTAATTGTCGTCATAGGTGGACTGCTATCGAGGCGGCTTCTTCCGCATTATTAGATCAATCTGGAGCGAAGAATAGAATTTCATCAAAACAGGACGAAGGGAAATGGCAAACGCCACAAACTCCCCTTCAACAATTAGGTGGCTAAAGGATTACCAGATATAGTCCCGAGGTCTAAATCCGAATGGACGAAACTCGGTAATAAAGTCGTTGGTAAAATTAAGGATTGGACGATAAATAAAGGGAGAGATGTATATGGTCGCCCTTTCAAAGCCTATTCAAAAGATTATGCAGAACGAAAGTCATCAGGATTAATTCCACGTCAATCAACGGCACATGCTAAAGGAAAGCCGAATTTTGTATTGACGAATGATACGATGGGGGACTTAAAGGTTTTAGATGCAACACGTGATTCAGTAACAATAGGCTGGGCATCATTCGGTCATATAATTGAAGGACAAGCTAAAAGGGGTAGAGTAATCACCGCTGATAAACGTCCTGTTGCTAAACACATAGAAAAATTTATTGAAGATGAATACGGAAGGCAGATAGATAGAAAACTTAAAAAAGTATCAGGTACAACTATCATCAAAATTGGTGGATAAGGGGATGACAGTCTCTAACATATACCCTTAAATATAAGCGTGGGTTCGATTCCCACCATCCCCTTTTAATTTATAAGATTTTAGATATAACAAACAGGAGGTCAGCATGACCGAAGAAACCCAAGAGACTCAGGAGAGTCAAGCACCAGAACCAGAAGTACAGGAATCAACTTCAGGTGAGGATTACGCCGAGTTCATAGCAGAAAGCAAAAAGTATCGGCAACGGGCACAGAAAGCAGAGACGAAGTTAGGCAAACTTCAGAAGCAAATGGATGCAGATAGGCAGAAACAGATGGAAGAAAATGACCAGTGGCGTGAACTCGCTGAAGAGCGGGGTAAACAGATCGCTGAATTAGAACCCATCGTTGAACGGGCGAAAGCCGACGATGCCTCCATGAGAGAAGAACTGCTCTCTGATTTTTCCGAGGAAGATCGGGAAGATTTCAAGGAACTTCCAACACCCGCCCTGCGGAAAGTTCATGGGAAAATTCTAAAACCTAAACCCGTCAAGACTGAGACTTCAGTAGCAGGTTTCTCAAACACGCCATCAAAGAAAATGTCTGAGATGTCGAAAAATGAGAAACGTGATAACTGGTCTGGTATTATAGCGGGTTATATGAAATAGGAATAAAAAATGGCAGAAGTAACATTAACGACTGCGGCCAACTTTATTCCCGAAATGTGGTCGGACGGTATCCTTGATTACGCTGAGAGACAATTTCAGCTTAGAAATCAGGTAACCGATCTGTCCAGTATGGTTTCAGCAGGTGGCGACACCATCCATGTTCCCAAAGTAACCGAGGAGACAGCTGCTTCTTTAAGTTCTGGCTCGGCAGTTACATACGGTGCAAATACTGATGGTAAAGTTGACCTCGCTGTTGACCAACATGCTTATGAGGCCAAAAGAATAGGCGACATCGTAAAGGTCCAAGAATCGGCGGACCTTTTTGGAATGTATGCCAAATCTATGGGCTATTCTATCGCGAAGTTCATTGAGAACTATATCGCGGTAACTGTGCTTCAGGGGCAAACGGGAAATGACGTTACGCTAAGTGCTGATAATACCTTCACAACCGCTCTACTGAGAAGTGGACTCGAGGCTTTCCTCAATGCGGGACATTCATATACAGACGGAGAGGCTTTCTTGTATTGTTCTCCCGCCTCTTACATGAGTGCCTTGTCTTTGCAGGACTTCTACGATGCTTCTCGCAGAGGCGACGGCGTAGGACCCGTTGCAAGTGGTGCAGTAGGTATGGTCTACGGTGTCCCCACATTCGTCTCAACTGATTGGGATGACGATGGCGGTACGGGCGACGAGACAGCTACCCTTTTCAAAAAGGAAGCTGTTTATTTCGCTATGCAGATGAACCCCAGGGTTCAGTCAGCCTACGACATAGACTACCTCTCAACTTCAATAGTTGCGGATGTAATCTTCGGGGCAAAAGCAAGTCATGCGGCTTCAAGCACAGCGTGTGCTGTAGCGAATTTCGCTAATCCGTAGTAGATGATTAACTAAAATCGAGATGTAGCAAGTGGGGCGGCTTCGGTTGCCCCACATCTTGACTCACTCGAAGGAAAAATAGGAGAAAGAAATGGCACAGACGGAAATCGGTAAATACTCAGCGGCAGAAAAGCTGAACAAAATGGATTTGGATGTTATTACGGTAACAGCCACCACAGATGCCGAACAAATAAATCAGTATAAAGTTGTCTCTCAGTCCATTGAGATACCTTTTGCAGTTGCGGAGGACGGTGGATCAGCAATGATTCAATCTTTGACTTTACTCGACGAAGCGAATACTACAATGACTTGCGACGTTGTTTTCTCATCGGTGTCCACAGCAATAACGGACGATGAGGGTAAAGCGGTTGGCGAAGATGTAAGCAACCTTGACACAATTTTAAGAAGTGTTCAAGGACACGTCTCTATCGTGGCGGGTGATTACACAGATTTAATTGATGCGAGAGTAGCGACAAAAACCAACATCCAACTTGCCGTTCAAGCGGCATCAGGCTCAACGTCTTTGTACATGCACATTATCAATCAAGGGAGTGCGGTTACTTTTGGTGCAACAACAGACGTAAAAGTCAAGGTTGGAATCCTCAAAGACTAAGGAGAATAACATGAAATGGTTTAAGCGTAAGGATGGATCGGTTTTTGGCAAAGAAAATCCTTCTGAAGATCAGATGAAGGAATACAAAAAAGCGGGTCATAAAGAATGTGATGAGTCTGGCGGGGCTATTAAGAAAGCTAAGAAAGCTAAGAAATAGTGCCGACTTACGAGTTCCAATGTAAGAAATGCAAAAACGTCTTTGACGTATTTCAGGGGCTTGATTCTCAGGAACGGCACAAGTGTCCAAAGTGTAACAGTTCTCGCCTTAGACGGCTGATTTCACGGGTACAAACACGCTTTGGCAAAGACTTTTATGAGGAAGAATTCAAACGGGGGGCATTTGATACTTAGGAGATATAAATGGCGACGGTAACAGACCTAACCAATAAACGAATAGCTGACAGTTATGTTCAGCTTCTTCACACTGGCGAGGATGGTGGACTCACCACTTCCCCGCTCCAGATTTATGATGGGGATGGCACGGGTTCAGCATTAAAACTCGCCACCACTTCTATTAATATGGCTGACTCCCATGTTCTCAAATTGGGAACGGGGAACGATTTAACCCTCTACCATGACGGGTCCAACTCGTATGTCACCAATGCTGTCGGTGCGTTAAAAATAGCGACAGAAACGTCAGGGATAGCCGTAACGATCGGGCATACAACTTCCGAAACCACGATTGCCGATAACGTAACTGTAACTGGCAACGCTTCGGTTGGTGGGAACTTAACTGTAACAGGCACATCTACCTTTAACGGGGGAACGATAACGCTCGGGGATGCGGCTTCAGACACGATTGCCTTCGGTGGAACGATCACAGGTAATCTGATATTTGAAGGATCAACTTCTGATGCTTATGAATTAACCCTTTCGCCTGGGGATCCTGGGGCTGATGTAACGGTTACGCTCCCCGTCGGAGCTACCGATACGCTTGTTGCCAAGACAAGCACCGACACTTTAACAAATAAAACTTTAACAACTCCCGTTATCGCTGAGATTGATTCAGGCTCTACAATCACGCTTGATGCGACTACGGACATTGTTCTGGATGCGGGTGGTGCTGATGTATTCTTAAAAGATGACGGGTCCACTTATGGTAGCCTAACTAATTCGTCTGGGAATTTGATAATCAAATCTGGGACAACTACCGCAGCTACTTTCAGCGGGGCAAATGTTACTTTAGCAGGGACTGTTGGATCAGGGGCAATTACCTCAACGGGAGCGGTACAGGGAACGGTTGTTACGGCAACCACAGGCTTCGCACCAGATGCACAGGACGGGGCTTACTTGGGGACTTCCTCATTACAATTCAGCGATCTGTTTTTAGCAGATGAGGCTGTTGTTGCTTTCGGTGATGATGGAGATGTTACCTTAACTCATGTTCATAATACTGGTCTGTTATTAACGGATGATTCTGGTGTAGGGACTACCCAATTACAATTCGGTGATTCGGGGACATATATTTATCAAAAAGCCGATGGTCATTTGGGACTTGTCGGGGATACAGAAATTGATATATCAGCAACTACTATTGACATTAATGGGGCGGTTGCTTTTGATGGAGCATTATCAGGAATTACTAACATCACTTTATCAGGTACGTTGTCAGATGGTAATTACACATTTGACACAAGCGGGAATGTCAGTGGATTAGGTACTGTTGCATCTGGAGCAATCACTTCATCAGGCGTAATAACTGGCACAACGATTGAGGCAACGGGGGATACTTCTTCAAGTGATAATGCCGCAATAGGTTACACATCAGCCGAGGGACTTATCCTGACAGGACAAGGCTCGACCAGTGATGTAACATTAAAGAATGATGCGGATGGGACGGTCTTTACAGTTCCAACGGGAACGGATGATATTCTGTTTCCTGATTCTGCTAAAGGAATGTGGGGTGCGGGGTCTGATTTACAACTGTATCATGACGGCAGTAATTCTTTCATCCGACAATCTGGAACGGGTGCATTAAAAATAGCAACCGAAGATAGTGGAAAGGCGATTACTATCGGACACGGCACTTCGGAAACCACGATTTCCGACAATTTAACCGTTACTGGCGATTTAACTGTCTCAGGCACGACCACCACAGTTTCAAGTTCAACCCTTACCATTGGTGATTCACTCATCAAATTGGCACAGGGTTACACGGGGTCAGC